GCTGAAACTATTAGGTTCATAGTGACAGTCGCTATTGTTGTATATAAAGGTTTAAAACTTGTAGTTTATCGAATGCTTACCAAGCATGGTGAGGAGAAAAAACAACGTGAACTTTGGCAGCTCGAAAAGAAGGTTGCTGATTTGGTAAATGAAGGTTTCTTAACTGATTATGAAAGCCTTATCTCATATCTGAGGCATCAATACCAAAAAAGAAACTATCCAAAGATCTTTGCCAATGCTTACGTTTTATGAATCTACAATGTGTACTTTATCGGATGCTTACATTTCTTCGAATGCTTACGGATAAAATATTAGGAGAAGAAAAAAGCCGGAGCGTTATGCTTCCGGCTTGATTTACTTAATTATAAAATTTTATCTTTAATAGGATCATATTTTATTGCAATGTTCTTTTTCTCTATTCGAAACCCTTTTACTTTTGATGAAAGAGAATCTTCTAAAGTCTTTTTTGCTTTACGATATGTACCATCATTAGACGGATGACGGGAGCTTACAATAACTCCTATTACTTTTTTATCTTTTAAATAATTATGAGCATAGAAAAGATTAACTGTATTTCCTATTTGTGTTACGGCATGGGCAATATCAGTACCTTTTAATTCTACAAAGATATAAATCTGTTTAGAAGAATCCGATGTATAAACAAATAAATAATCACATTTTCTATGCTCTGAGGAACAATCGAAATAACCATCAATTTTAATCTTATCAACCTTGCTTAAGTCTTTTGAATTTATAGTGAATTTACTTTTATTCTCAGTAACGGTAAAACGTGAACTACACTTACATTTAGAAAGTTCATATCGTTCGTCAAAAGGCGTTGCCTCTGAAAAGCTAGGTTTATTATCGAAACATTTACAGCTCATCTCTTTCAATATTGCAAAGTTCGTCAAATATATATCCTAACTCATTAGATGCCTCGTCTATGTATTCTGCACCTAAAGATTTTATATCTGTATCCTTAATATCTTTAACAATTCCATTTGAATTAAAGAAATAAGATGATACATCATTGAAATCTATCAAGGCCATTGATGGAATGAGTTCTCTTATTTTAGAGATGGTTGATTTTTTATCTATACTTTTCTTTATTATTTCTTGAGCTAATATTAAATTATCTACCACAGATAATACATAAGGACTATGAGTTGTAATAACAATACTTCCGTTTGACTTTCTCATTTTTTTCATGATCCAGTCTATTAGAAAATGTTGAGTAGAAGGGAATAAGTTTAATTCAGGTTCTTCTATAACCAACATTCGTTTTTTATTATTATTCTTAACATACTGGTTAAATACAACCCATAATGGAATTATTGATTGTACTCCACTTGAAGTTTGAGATAATTCTAACTCTTTGTCTTCATTCATTAAATAAACTTTATCGCCTTGTTTGTCAAATGATACTTTTATATTTAATATATCTATATCAATATTTCTATATTGATTTCTAGCTTTCTCATATAAACTTCCAAAGTCTTTTATGCAATCTGGAATACTAGCACCTGCTTGGAGCAAAGTGAATATGCTATTAGAAAATGTTGATATTAGCAATCTTTCTGCAGGAATGTATACAGGGATACATTCTTCATAAATAAGACTTATTAAAATAGGCTTGATAAACATAGAGAAAAAAGAATCATCTTTTAGCTTGTTATCTTTAATAGAATTCTTTAATGCTTCAATTATGTCCTTTAATGATGATTCATTTTCTTTTTTTTCTATAAATTTCAATATGAAATCATAAGAATCAGATTTATTAGCCATTTCCATTAAATCTGCATCTTTATAGTTACTATGAAATTTATCCATTCCTATTTCCCAATAATATTTATCATTGGAATATTGAATAATAGTAGATGAGTCAAATTCAAAATTAATATTGTATTTTTTCAATAGGTTACAAAAACCTTTAAAATCCCCTTCTTTTATACTCCAGAAAGAAGCGTTATTAAATATAGCCAGCAACTTGGCGACAGTGCTTTTCCCACTTGAAGTATGGCCAATGAAAAAATTGTATTTTTTTATTTCAATGGTTGCATTCTTTATGGCTCCAAAATTTTTTACTATTAGTTGTGACATATCTTAGACCGTATTAATACTGTGAACAAATATAAGAATAAATCTATTATTTACATTAGACATTCTCTGTATTATATCAACAAAATAAAATGTTTTGTGTTTAGTTTGACATTAATGAGATAATTATTTAAGCTGCAAGAATAAAATGTAAATCCAAGAATAGATAGTAGTTTACTCAGATTTATCATTCTTTATATTGTCAAATAAAGGGAATTCTTCTCCTAATTTTTCGAACCAGCTTTGATATTCATCCCGTAAACATTTGTAGTATTCGTCAAATTTTTTACTTGTCTTGCAATTAACCATTGCGATCATCCATCCGTTATTCCACATGACTTTATATAGATAATCTTTAGCTTGGTTTTTCCCCTCAAAGTACAATAGAAAAAGGAACTTTGAATAGTATTCAGACATCGAAGATTCATTCTTGTTATAAGGAAAACTCATCTTCTTAACAATTTCTTTTACATCGTTTGTCATTCCCCATATTTTGAAGAATAGGATAATCTGTAATATGCCGAATACCAGCATAACAATAGAAAGAAATTCCATCATAGTGTTTCGTTTTTAATGTTTAAACATCTTGTTCCAGTAACTTTCTCAGATCGTCAAATGAGTGAACCTCGTAGAGAGTTCCTTTTACTTTTACATAACCGTTTACTTCGCTTAAATCTTTTTCTTCTAATATATTAATCTCTCTGATTTCATCATCACTAAGAATTAATTTCCATACAGGCACACCAATAGCTTTTGACAATTTTTCTAATGTTTCAAGTTTGGGCTTTTCTGTATTAAGTAATTGATTGAGTCCTACAGGGGTAATACCTAATTTTTCTGCAATATCTACCTTTTTAAGGTTTAGTTGCTCTATAATTTCTCTTGTTCTATTTATCATAAAAATCAATTTTGATACAAAAGTAAATGCTTTTATTTATATATAAGTATCTACTTTGTTAATCTTTGTAAAATATAAGTATATTCTTTTATTTACACTTGTTTTATTAAAGTATTTACTTTTACTTTGCATCATCAAACAAGAAATAATAACAATTTAAATACATACAATTATGAAGACATTAAAAGAACAAGTAGAAGAAATCAAGAACATGAAAGGTTCAAGAGCAGCTAAAAAGGCAGCTTTCGTTAAACTGGGTTTGAGAAAGTATGAAGTTGAGTTGCTTATGGCTGAAATGCCTAAAACTATCAGAGAAACGCATAAATTCACTTTTGGCGTTGAGATTGAATGCCTAGTAGCTGCCAACCTTATGAGAGAAAGTGCAACAAGAAACGAAATGCCTTTTCAATATGAGGGTTATAATCACGTTGACAACAACCAGTACTACAAGTTTGTATCAGATTCTTCTATCAGAGGTGAAAATCCTATTGAATGTGTTTCACCGGTTCTTACAGGTAAAGCTGGTATGAAAAGTTTAGAAACCTGCTGCAAAGCTTTAAATGAGGCAGGTGCACAAGTGAATATATCTACTGGCTTACACGTTCACATAGGGGCTGCAAGCCTCTCAGATGAAACTTATATCAATGTTTTCAAGAACTATCAGAAGCTAGAGAGAGTGATTGATACTTTCATGGCACGATCAAGACGAGCAAACAACAGTCAGTGGTGTAGAACACTTCAAGGTTTAAGCTTTGAATGTTGCATTACTAAGCATGATGTTCTAAGTATTATGAGAGGTAACAGATACTATAAAGTGAATGCCTGCTCTTATGCTCGTCACAACACGATAGAGTTCAGGCAGCATCAAGGTTCTACAGATTTCAAGAAAATTTCTAACTGGGTGAATTTCTGTGCTAAGCTGGTAGCTTGGTCTAAGAAGAACGTACTAAGTTCAGAGGTTTCTTCAATCGAAGAAATACCTTTCTTAACAGCGAAAGAAAAGTCATTCTTTAAATCACGTGCTGAGGTTCTTGCATGAGCCTCACACGATAAAATTTGCTTGATATGTGCTGTATTATCTATAAACCAAAGGGTGTTCAGATGCCAACATTGGACACCTTAAATAAAGTTCGGAGAATCAATCATCATGGTTATGGCTTTGTTTCTTCTAAGCATAGATATAAGACAATGGATTATCAAAAGTTTTTAGTTCATCTTTCAAAGGTGGGTGTTGAAGAAGAATGTATCATTCACATGAGGTGGGCAACACATGGTTCTAAGTGTAGAAAGAACTGTCATCCATTTGTCGAGAATGGCGTTTATTTTGCTCACAATGGTGTTTTGCCTATTCAGTCTATAAACGATATGACAGATAGCGAAATCTTCTTCAGAAATCAAGTTTACCCTCTTGTAATGAAATATGGGTATGAAGCAAAGGTAACAGAATCCATGATGATGGCTGTCGCTGGCAGTTCTAAATTCGCCATGATGTACAAAGGCAAAGTAAAGCTATATGGTGATTATATGAAATTGAACGGTGTGTATTATTCTAATTTAAGATGGTTATGAATGAGAAAGAAATCCTGCAAGAAATAATCGAGTGGCTGGGTAATGATACCAGCTACTTATCTACAAGAACAGACTATGCCAGAGGATATAAGGACGGTATAGAACAAGCAAAAATGATAGTTGGAAGTATTATTAATGAGCACGCCCCTGATCTATTAGCAAACAATTAGCAAATTGTTTCGTATGCGTTGAATTGTTATTCAAAATTGTCTTCATAATGGGGTATCTTTGTATAGATACCATCGCGGGTTAGAGCAGTGGTCAGCTCGTCACTTTGACTTGGTGAAGGCCGGTGGTTCGAATCCATCACCCGCAACTAACATTTAAAATTTACACGATTATGAATGTATTGACATTAAGCATTAGACAGAAGTATTTTGATGAAATCTTAACAGGTAAGAAAACACAAGAGTTTAGAGAAATCAGGCCTTCAAATTCAAGCAAATATATTCGCTATGTTTTGAATGGTAAAGAGTATAAAAATCCAAATGACATGCCGTCAGAGGATGAAGAACCTGGTGAAGTGACATTGTCTGCAGTTAAGTATGATGCCATTAAGTTTTTGACTGGTGAGTATAAAGGCAAACGTCCTTATGCCATTGTTGAAGCGAAATCTTCTGAGATACAAATCTTGACAGACGAAAATGATCAAGAAATAGAACTCGAAGAAAAAGGTGTGAAATACATTGCATCGCAAATGGTTTATGGTTTGGGTAAAGTGATAGAAAAATCTGATTATTAATCTTTAAAACAAGGCTGAGTCAACGAAACAAGAAGAAGAATCAATCGTACTACAGGTGTAACACGTATTGCACAATACGGTAGAAACACCAAAGGGCAAGCATTATCAAGAGCCCAAAGAAGAGAACAAGTAAGATATGCCTTTAGAAAGGCTGAAGGTCTTGCGGTTGGATAGTTATGACACTGCAAGAGAGGACATACAGCTATATTGACCTCGTCAGACAGAAGACTGACGGGGTTTTGCTGTTTCTATCTCTGGGTAAGGATTCTTTAGTATTGCTAGACATGATCTATCCGAAGTTTGATAGAATAGTCTGCGTGTTCATGTACTTTGTTAAAAGTCTAGAACATATCGAAAGATGGGTTGGATGGGTAAAAGCCAAATATCCGAAGATAGAGTTTGTTCAGGTGCCACACTGGAACCTTACTTACATTCTTCGTGGTGGTTTATATTGTGTCCCCAATCCCAAAGTGAAGCTTCTGAAGTTAGCTGATGTTGTGAAAGCCATGCAGCTCAAATACGGACTGTATTACACTTTCTTGGGTATGAAGAAGGCCGACGGCATGAACCGCCGCCTGATGCTGAAAGGCTATGAAGCAAACGGGTATGAGAACAACGGTATGTGCTATCCTTTGGCAGACTGGACGCAGAAAGACATTCTGGCCTACATGAAGCAGAACGGGCTACCGGAACCGATCAGGTATTCGCTGAAGGCGAGTTCAGGTGTAGGATTCAATCTGGATTGTATGTTATGGCTGGAGAAGAACTACCCACAGGATTTACAGAAAATTTACAAAGTATTCCCGATGGCTATTCGAATACTTGAAGAGTTTCATTATAAAAACAATGGATGATGGAAAATAGATATTTTAACAGCAAAACCGTTGAACTAAGACGCTCTCAGATTAAACCAGCGTTTTATAACCCACGCACCATATCACCCGAAGGGCGGAAGCAGTTAAAACGCTCTATCAAAAAATATGGCGTTGTCGGAGGAATTGTGGTGAATCAATCCACAGGATATACCATTGTAGGCGGACATCAGAAAGTTTCTGTATTGGATGAGCTTAACAAATACAATGAAGCCACACATGAAAACGACTATAATCTCCGTGTAGAGCTTATTAATGTGGATGAAAAGACCGAAAAGTCTTTGAATGTGGCTTTAAATAACCCCAATATTGGCGGACAATGGGACTATGACGCATTGGCCCGGTTAGTTCCAGATATTAATTACCAGGATGCCGGTCTGACAGCTGCCGATCTGAATATGATTGGCTGTGATTTTCTATTGCAGACCGAAGAAGAAAACTCCATCGCAAATGCTTTGGAAGATATGATGGCACCAGTTACCGAACAAAAAGAAGCAGAAAAAGCTACCAAACAGATAGAAAGAGCTGAGAAGGTAGCTCACATGAAGGAAGTCAAACAGCAGGTGAAAGATGCTGCCCAGAAACAGGCTCAAGATATGGATGCTTATCTGATGCTCTCCTTTGACACGTTCGAAGCTAAAGCTGCATTCTGTGAAAGATTTGGATATGATCCATATTCCAAGTTTATCAAGGGTGAGGTATTCGATGAACAGGTAGAAAGAATTGAATGATTATGGAAAGTGAATCTCAAAAAAGCAAACATACAGGGCGGAAGCCCAAATTCGATTACAAGAGTGAGGAGTTTCTCTCTCAGGTGGAAACGTATGCCAAGAAGGGATTCACGGACAAAGAAATCGCCTTTGCATTAGGGTTATGCCCCCAGACATTCTGCGAGAAGAAGAGTGAGCACTGCGAATTAAGCGAAGTGTTAGCGCGCGGGCGTGCAACCATCACCGCTGCTGTGCGTGCGAAGTTCCTTGCTATGGCTTTGGGCGGTATCAAGACCAAGAGTACTGTAGTCAGGAAGTTGAAAGACCAGGACGGCAATCTTACCGGCGAAGAAGAGCTTCAGGTAAGTGAAAGCGAGCTGGCTCCAAACCTTCAGGCCATGTCAGTCTGGCTGTACCACCATGATGAGGAGTGGAGAAAGGTTGAACGTCTCCAGGATGAAGACGCTGATATTCCAAAGGACATTGATCATGGTATCAGTATTGATTCATGGATTAAAGATAATCTGAAATGATTGTTCCTCAAGAAATATATCATCCGTTATACACCGACAATGAGAAATTCATTATTCTCATCACCGGTGGCCGTGGATCGGGAAAGAGTTTCAACGCTTCTACCTTCATTGAACGGCTCACATTTGAAATGACCCCCGTAGAGAAGATTGTCCACCAGATTCTTTATACCCGTTACACGATGGTATCTGCTGGGATGTCTATCATTCCGGAAATGATGGAAAAGATAGATTTGGACGGAACAACGAAGTATTTCAAGTCTACAAAAACCGATATTGTAAACCGGATGACCGGCAGCCGTATCATGTTCCGTGGTATCAAAACTTCTTCTGGCAATCAGACGGCCAAGCTGAAATCCATCCAAGGTATCACGACATTTGTCTGTGATGAAGCCGAGGAATGGACCAGTGAGGAAGAGTTCGACAAAATCATGCTCTCCATTCGTAAGAAGGGAATCCAGAATCGGATAATTATCATTATGAATCCCTGCGATTCGAACCATTTCATTTATAAGAAATATATTGAGAACACTCACCGACTGGTGGAGATTGACGGTGTTCAGGTTCAAATCTCAACTCATCCCAATGTTCTTCACATTCATACGACATACTTCGATAACTTGGAAAACCTTTCTCCTGAGTTCTTGAGGGAGGTCAAGGAGATGAAGGAGAAGAATCCGGAGAAGTACGCCCATGTGGTTATTGGTCGCTGGGCAGACGTGGCCGAAGGTGCCGTGTTCAAGAAATGGGGTATTGTTGACGAGTTCCCAATGTGGTGTAAGAAGGTGGCTATCGGGCAAGACTTTGGTTACACCAATGATCCGTCGGCTTCCATCCGATGCGGCATCATCGACAATGCGCTGTATCTGGATGAAGTGGATTATCGTACTGGATTGCTTTCTGGTGATATCATAAAAGCTTTGCGACCCTGGAATTTGAAAGTGATTGCTGACAGTGCGGACCCGCGACTCATTCAGGAAATTCATAACGGAGGTATTAAGATCTATTCAGTTGAAAAAGGTCAAGGCTCTGTCAATGCCGGTATAGACAAGATGCAGGGAATGGAAATTTTCATTACTAAACATTCTTACAACCTTCAGCGAGAGTTCCGAAATTATGTATGGGCAAAGGATAAGGACGGAAACTATATCAACGAACCTGAAGACCATGATAATCATGGCATAGATGCTGCGCGGTATTATGTGCTAGGAGAACTGCTCGGCAGGATTATGAAGCCCAAAGACATTTCAGGAGTATTTGGACATTAAACTTTGAAATATGACTTTAGAAGAAATTTTAGCTATGCCGGAAGTAGAGAGAAAAATCTACTATCTGAAGAAAGGGCGAAAAACCGAGCAACCAAATGTTCACGCCCTTTATAACGACTGGAATCCCAACAAGCATGAGATAGTGATTGATGAGGAAAAATATCCGAAAATCAAAATCACTACCCAGCCTGAGAAACGAATTACAGACCCGTCAACAGGCAAAGAGCATGTCGAGCCGGCGGTGAAGAAAGAAGTTGATCCGAATAGGATAGCACTTCCTATTGAGCAAGACATCGTGAACATACAGACAGCTTTCACTGTAGGAACAGAACCGGTTCTTGATTGTCAGCCGGATGGAACAGAAGAAAACCTTCTTTCTGCGTTGAAACAGGTATTCAAGAAAAACAAATTGAAATACCAGAACAAGAAGGTTGTCCGGGCATGGCTGGCAGAGCAGGAGGTGGCCGAGTACTGGTATGTAGTCAAGGACGACGGCTTCTGGGCCAAACTTAAACGTAAGATTTCAGGAATCTTCGGAAAGTCAAAGCCTGAATACCGTTTGAAGAGTGCTATCTGGTCCCCGTTCCGAGGTGATAAGCTATATCCATTTTTCAACGATCAGGGGGGGTGATTGCGCTTTCCCGTGAATACAAGAAAAAAGACTTGAATGATGTAGAAATCACCTGCTTCATGACCATCACCAAGGATATGGTTTACCAGTGGGAGCTGACGAGCAACTGGACCGACAAAGGTTCTTTCGCACACGGATTCAAGAAAATGCCGGTGATCTACATGTACCGTCCGGAAGCATATTGCGAAAAGATCAAATCTTTACGTGTAAGACTAGAGAAGCTCCTTTCCAGTTACGCAGACTGTATAGACTATCACTTTTTCCCTATTCTCATGCTGTTTGGAAATGTGGAGAACTTCTCCGGTGAGTTCAAGAATAGGGTAGTAGAGTTGACTGGGCAAGGAGCTAATGCTCAATATTTAACGTGGAGCCAGGTTCCGGATACGGTGAAATTCGAGGTGGAAACCTTACTGAGCCAGATATACGGATTGACTAATACGCCCAGAATCTCTTTCGATTCATTGAAGGGTACTGGCAACGCTGTTTCCGGTGTAACCTTCGACTATGTATTTATGTCCACTCACCTGAATGTGGAGAACCTGAACGAAACCGTCGGCGAGTTCATGCAGCGTCGTGTGAATTTTCTCGTTTCTGCCTTGGGTTCCGTGAACTCTACCCTTGAATCAGCTTCCGAAACTATTGATGTGGATGTTCAAATGCAACCCTACAGACTGGAAGACATCAAAGACAAGATAGACACTGCTATTAAGGCTAAGGACGGTGAAATATGGTCACAGCAGCGGGCCATCACCTTTGTAGGAAATGTGGACAATGTGCTGGATGAGATTTCTCTAATTGAAAAAGATATAAAAAAAAGAGACGACAATATGGCAGATAGAGAACAATAATAGAGTGAAACTCTGTCATGTTTGATCGTATTTCAGAATGGAATATTATTTGTAAAGTGTATTCATAAATAATAATTAAAAAATATGGATGAACTTAAGAATTTAAAAGATGGACTTATTCCAGAAATTTTAAAAAATGTTAGTAAAGAAGATACTGCTAAGGCGTTAGCTTTGGTCTTAGGTGCAATGGTGACAGGCAGTTTTTTGAAGATTGTGAATGATTTTGTTAATTCAAAATCTAATTCTTCATCTCAAAATTAATACTTCTTAAATGAATCTTCAGCATGAATTTTTCTTTTTATGCTGAAGATTTATTAAAAACGAACATTCTCTTAATTGTTTCGTATCGTTAGCCTTAAAATTTCCCCTTCCCTTCCTCTATAAGTAAATTTACCGTATGAAATTATTAATCAAACTCATACGGTATGACAATCTTTGAACAAATCTTGGCAGGACTACAACAGAAATTTCCTGGGGTGGATACTGCTATACTTACCCGAGTTGCCACAAAGAAGGCAGAGGGTGTAACGGACGAAACGCAGGTAAACTCAATTCTGGAGGGTATCTCATTTCAGGACGTGTTGACTTCATACGGCGATTTCCGTGCCGGGGATGCTCGAATCACAGCGGTTGCAAACTATGAGAAGAAGCATAACCTTAAAGACGGTAAGCCAATCGAGAATCCGGAAGAAAAGAAAGACGAAAAGAAGGATGAGAAAAAGGACGAGGTACCTGCGTGGGCTCAGGCTTTGATTGATTCTAACAAAAGTCTTTCTGAAAAGCTATCTAATTATGAAGCAGAGAAAGCGCAGGCGCAGCGCAATTCTCAAATCTCGGCGGTGGCGAAGAAGTACGGTATTCCCGAATTTATGCTGAAAGACCGCAACATTCCTGAGAACACGGACTTGGATACTTATTTCAAGGACATGAAGCAGGATATGTCTAACAGCGGTTTCCAGTTCGCTAAGGCTCCAGAAACTGCCGAGCAGAAGCAGGAGAAGGAAGCGAGCGAGTTCGCCAAAATGATTGAGGCGGACACAAAATCTATTGTCGAACAACAAAACAAGTAATTTATGTCAGCAGGATTTAAGTACAACATTGAGCCTGAACCGTCCATCGAGGAACGCTATGACGTTTCTACTGGAGTAAGACGCAGAGGGCCTTACAAGTTGGACACGACCAACCTAGTTGTTGGTTCGTTCCTTCCATCTTTTACACCGATTGTCGCCGACCTTGTAAAGAAAACCGCTCAGGTGGCTATCCGTGCAGAAGTCTATGAGAAATTTACTACCGGATCCAATACCACATTGAAAATCAAGAAAAACTCTTTGGCTTATGTGGGTATGCACCTGGGTAATGGTTCTCATGGAGCAACCATCAACAGTATTGACAAATCAAACAAAGCTTTCGATAAGTTGACGCTGGCCGCCGACTTTGGTGAAACATTGGAAGCCGGTACTGTACTCTATGAAGCGACAGCTGTAGATGGTACTACCCCGAAGGTTATTGCCAACTCAGCCTTGTACGAAAGAGTACAAGTTGAAGAAGGCATCGTATTAGTTGCCCTTTTGATGCGAGCTTTTGAAATCGAGCCAACAAAGTTGGTTATGCCTTTCTCTGACATTGATAAAGCTAATATGCCGCATTTCCAGTTCAACGCTGCTGGTGTGCAATCACCGGCTGGTGTTTCGTATGAACTGCCAGAAGCATCTGATTCTGTAATGGGAGGTATTCAATTAGGATTTTCTCAAAGCGGAAAGAAATATCCAGTAGCATTGGAAGGTGGTAAAGCTTATGTTGAAGTTCCTTGGACTGATAATAACACTACCTATCAGGCAGCTAACTCAAGTACCTTGGGATTGGTAAAGCAAGGTACAAAAGTAGATGATGCAGCAGGTGGTGATGAAAAAGATAAAATCAACGCTCTTCTCGCATCATTAAGAGCAGCTGGTATTATCGCAAGCAAATAAAGAAAGGAGGACTAATATATGATGCTAACTATTTATACTCTGTTTAACGACCCCAACATCGTTAACGCAGTTATTCAGCGCGTCCTTCAGACACGTAAGGATACTATCTACTGGCAGCAGTATCTAGACTTCCGAAGAACGACTACCCGTGTGTTCAAGGACTACATCGGTCAGGTTACGGGCGTGATGGCCGGTTCTATCAATTCGCGCTACGGTGAGAAGCCTATCCGTGAACGTCGGAATATAGGTTCAGGATATGGAGAAATTGCTTACTTGGGCGATCGTTACCAGATTTCCGTCGATCGTCTGTCTGAACTTCAAGACTTGATTAACAAATACAATGCAGCAAAACCTGCTGACCAGATAGCAGCCATGCAGGACATTGTAAACTTCATCTATGATGACTACCGTCAGGTGCTTTTGGCTCCCCACAAGCGTATGGATATGGTTCTCGGTTCTATGCTGATGACCGGAGAAGCAACAGTTAAGAACAAGGATGACAATGCAGGAGGAGTTAACCTGTTGGAAATCAAGTTACCGTTCAAGTTTATTACTCCCGAAACTGAAGCTAAAACGAAATTCATCACATACCTACAACAGAAAGTAAACGAACTGAAGTCCATTTATGGAACATTCCCGAAAATGATCATGTCTAGAGGAACCTTCGTGAAGAACATTATCGGATCTGAGGAATTTGGTGACAAGTTCAAGATGCAACTAACTGGTAACGAGATGTACCTCTCTACCGGGTTGATTACATCCCAGCTGGCTTCTTCCATTTTTACTGGTATCGGACTTCCAGCCATCGAAATCAAGGAAGATTATGTTCTTGACCAAACCGGTAAGAACGTACAGATTTACGCAGACGACCGTATCACATTGCTTCCACAAGATAAGATTGGTTATATGCGTTTCCATACTCCGTACGAAGCTGTAGACGGTGTGCCAGGACGTAATTACACTCAGGCAGACGGTGAAATGCTGATTTCCGGCTATAAGGATGGTAACGGTCGTTATCTTGAGTACACCGCTGAGTGGATTCCGCAGATTACGAACCCTAACCTGATTGTGAATTTCGATTTGTCAACCATGAACGCATGACAGTAAACGACTACATATCACAGAAGTTTCAGACCTTCGGCATTAATTTGTCGGAGGCTGACCTTTTGGAGATAAGTCTGTCTTCAGAGATAAGCGGAGAGGATGAGATGGACCAGTCAAACATCGGTTTCGTGTCGGTAGCTATGGCGAAGTTCATCCCCTCTCTATTACTTAAAGCCACTTCAATCAGCGAGAACGGTTTCTCTATGTCCTGGAATACTCAGGGCTTGAAGGAATACTACTCATTCTTGTGCAAGAAGTACGGACTCGAAGACACACTGTCAGACAAACCTAAAGTCAGATTCCTATGATATTCGCACCACATACATTACAAGTCAAGGTTACTACTCCGATGGAAACAGATGAGTTCGGCCGACCTATTCCCGGTACCGGTGGTGAAAGCTGGCAGAACGTGTGTCGGTGCCGGTGCGACGATAACTCAACCAAAGAGTTTACCTCGGAGAACGGCGAAGTGTACCGACCAAATTATCACGTAGTCTGTGAGAAGAGAATTTTCCTGAAGGCTGGTGATGAAGTCAGATGTATGGACGGCGAGAATATCAGGGGAACTGGCAAGGTTTATATGGTAAAAAATGCAAACTATTTTGGTTACTCAGAGATATGGATGTAAAGTTTGACTTTTCGGACATGGACAGCTTTTTCGACCAAGGCTATGCCGAGGTGAAATCCGTTGAAGATAAGGTTGGCAAGGAAGCTGTCGATTACGCTGTGAAGAACGGAAGTTACCAGAACCGGACCGGAACGCTCCGTAAATCAAACAAGTATTCAGTTCAGGATGACGGCTTGGAATTGAGGAATGAAGCTGAATACGCTTCTTTCGTTGAATCCAAAGGTTACGAAGTCTTGACTGGTGCAGCCCTGTTTGCTGAGAAACGATTAAAGGAGGAAATCAAATGATAGTTACCACCGACATAGCGAACATACTCTATCGTGATTGCCAGCCTTTCGGCATTGACATTGTTCCTCATGGCAAGAAGCTGACGGGACCGATGAAGTCCGAAAGGATTGTCATTCACGCCAAGAAGCAGCAGCCGGGGACGTACTGGAAGAAATCCTTCGTTGAGGTGAATCTTTGTGTTCCTGACTTGAAAGAAGGTGAAGCCAACACCATCCGGCTGAACGAACTGGAGAAACAGTCGCAAGAATTATTTTACGGAGTAACCGGACGCTATGATGGTACCACCTATCATTATTCCATTGAGTCAATCGGAACTGAGGAGGACACATCCTTAAAGTGTCACTATGTGAATGTAAGAATTTTGTTTGAAGTTTTTAATGTAAAATGATATGGCAGAAGCAAAGAAAATTACAGCTGTAAATATCAAGAAACTTTGGTATGGTGAAACAAGTGCTATTGCAGAAGATTTGACCGGGCAGGCTTTGTATACTCTTTTGCAGGGGGAGACCTTGAAAGAAGTCAAGAATATTCACCAAGATACTTGGACACTTGAAGAAGCGGAAGCAAGCCGAACCAATTATAAAAATCAGCTCACGGGTCAGACCTATCGCAGTGAAAAGGAAATGGGCGATGTAACTGTCAATTTCACCATTGGAGAATACGATTACCCGACCAAGAAAGACCTTATGGGTGGTGATGTTATCAACACTGATAAAGGTTGGAAACGTGCGAGAGGAAAGGTGAACATCGAAAAATGTATCGTAGCCCAAACCGATGATGATCAGTATTGCGTCATTCCCCGCGCAGATATCGGGGCTCGTGAAGCGACTACAGATAAGGCTATTGGGCTTCCGGTGAGTGCTGTAGAACTTGAGCCGAAAGACTCCGCTATCGCTCCAGAATACTGGTTTGATTCCGAAGAGGTAAAAGCTGGCATGTAATGCCTATCCGATAGGTAGAGATTATATTCCATAACAGGGGTGGGCTTTATGGCTTCACCCCTTAATTATTTTTTTACATGAATCAAGGTGCAAAAATCATATCAGAATCCATTATTGGCAGTGATTTCAGAACGGTATTTGTTGGAGGAAAAGCTTATACTGTTTATCCGCCTACAATCCATAAGTTAGCCGGAGCCATCTCCAATCTGTCAGACGTACAAGAGGCCGAAAACTTGAAAAATGTCCTGCTCTCCTTGGGAGAAAGCGAGGCTTATTCCAAGGCATTATCCTGGCTGATTACTGGTGATGAAAGTTTGAGTGAGGAGTTAGCTAAAGGAACATATGAAGAAAATGTGAACGCATTAGATGAAGCCTTTTCCATGATTGATTCAAAGGTTTTTCTCAAAGCTGTCAGCTTGGCGAGGAACGTAAGCCTGCTGGCAGCGAAACCGAAGTTGTAGGAAATGATACTCTCTTGGGACAGATTGCGTCGTTCATGGAAAACCTGCATCTGTCATACCGGGAAGTGGTCTACGAGATACCATACAGGAATTTAGTATTAATGCAGCGCGATAAGCTCCATACCGTTACCGGGACCAAGGTTACAAAGGTAAAGGGTAAGGACATGGCTTCGCGCAGAAGAAGAAACAAGAAATAGATATGGCTCTATTAGAATGTTAAAAAGCAACAGAAACGTTACTTTTTTACGTTACAAAGTTTGCTTAATAGTAACGAAAATGTTACCTTTGCATTGTCAATTAAAAGTTCTTTGATTTATGAAGTTTTCAGAGTTTTACAAATTGATTGAGTCAGCAGGCTGGACAATCGAAAAGGGAAAGAAATATCACAAGTATGTTCATCCCGACTTTGACTACTTTATCCCTGTAGGCAGACATCCGGCCAAAGAGATACCTAAAGGTACTCTTGACAGCATGATGAAAAAGGCGGGGTTAAAGAAGTAA